CTGCGCCCCGCTTGTTATCTGGACTCCGATCTCCTGATCTCCGTCGACGGCGACGACAGCGTCACCCCGGAGGAGGCCGGCGAGATCGTCAAGGATCTGGCTGAACAGTTCGGCGGCGTACATACCAGCCCTCAACATTTCCGCGCCGCTGCCGCCTTCATGCTCGGCACGCTGAGAGCCTCGACAGAACAGGAGGCGCCTCATGAGTAGCCTCTGCACCCTGTTCGAGCGCTACAAGGCCCTTGTCATCTTCGACACGGAGACCAGTGGCCTCGACTTCGACAAGGATCAGATCATCGAGCTGGCCGCCCTGCGCGTGGAGCGCTCTGACTCGGGCGCCCTGCGGATCGCCGGCAAGATGGACACCTTCATCAAGCTGCCCGACGGCGAGCTGCTGCCGGAGAACATCACCACCCTCACCGGCATCACCGACCGCCTCCTTCAGTCCGAGGGAGTGCAGCCGGCCAAGGCCGCCAGCCAGATCGCGAAACTCATGCAGCCCGGGCCCGCCCTGATGATCGCCCATAACGCTCAGTTTGACGCCTGCTTCCTGCGGCTGCTGCTGCGCGGCGTCAAGGTCGGCCGAGTCGACTGGCTGGACAGCATGACGGTCTACAAAGACCGCCGGCCATACCCCCACAAGCTCGCCAACGCGATCACCGCCTACGGCCTCGGGGATAAGGTGCAGAACAGTCACCGCGCTATCGACGACGTCCTCGCCCTGTTTGAGATCCTCAAGGCGATGGACGAGGAGCGCGACGATCTCGCTGCCTATGTAAACCTGTTCGGCTACAACGCCAAATACGGCGTCAGCGGCGGCCGGATCACCGGCGTCAGATACGAGCCGCAGGACTTCAACAAGGCCATGACTCGGCCGGAGCGCACCCTCCCGGCCAGAGTGGCCCGGCGATAGGAAGGGGGCGTTCAAAGTGGTGGATCGCAGCAAGCCGCTCACCTACGAGCAACAGCAATTTGCAGAGGAGCACCACGATGTCATCGGCCATTTTCTGAGAGCCTTCGGGCTCCCGGAGTCTGAATACTACGACGTCGTCGTGTTCGGCTACCTCAACGCCGTGAAGAAGTACACGGAGATCCCCGAGCTGCGGGAGTATTCCTTCAAGACGATCGCCTTCTGGAGTATGCGCACCAGCCTCGGCAACGAAAGCCGCAAGGCGGCCAGACGGATCCAAGCCGTCAGCCTCGACGCCGAGAATGAGGACGGGCTCACCCTGCACGGCATAATCGCCGCCCCGGATCCCGAGCCGGAAGAAGCCGGCGGGCAGTTTACGGCCCAATATGCCGAGCTCCTGAAGGCTCTCACCAAGCGCCAGATCGAAGTCCTGACCCTGAAGGCCAGCGGCTTCACCGCCACCGAGATCGCCGGCATGATCGGCGCAGCTACCTCCAAAGCCGTCGACAGCATAGCCAACCGCGGCCGCACCGCCGCCAAGCGTGCAGAGCAGGCCCGGAGCGAGCAGGTCAAGCAGAAGGTCGACCGCCGGCTCGGGCAAATCACCCGGCTGGAGGACTTCAAAGAGGCCGAGATCGCCGCCCGGAGGAAGCTGGCGACGTACAAGACCAACCACCCCGAATATAGGCGCAAGGAGAGCGCCGTCGTGAAGATCACGGCCGAGCTCATGGCGGCCTATTCATGAAAGGAGGCGCAGCCAGTGAGCGAAAGCGCACCGATCACCATCACCAGCGCCGAGCTGCGCGAGCGCGTCGAGGATCGCCTCGGCCAGTGGCTCCCTGATAGTATGTGGAGCCGCGCCGAACATTATGCACGCCTCAAGCTCGACCAGTACCGGCTCAGGTGGCCGGAGATCGACTACTACGACAACGACTACCTCGTGCTGCTGACGGTCGACACCGTCCGCGAGATGGCCTTCAGTGACTACACCTTCGCAGTCAGTCAGGTCATCACGGCAGCCCGAGCTCAGTGAAAGGAGCACCGCATGGATGCAGCAACAGAAAGGGCCGCCCGAAGCAACCGGGCGACCCCTGCGAGAGAAACCAGCCGACCAGCCGGAACACCCCGCGCCCACAGTATAGCACAGAAGAAACGCCGCGCCAAGTACCAGCGCAGGAGGCTCGCCCTCCTGCTGGTGCTGGTGGTGCTGGCGATAGGCGCCACCTACGCCGTCATCGGCATGACGCCCACCGAACAGCCGGCGGTCGACCTGCCGGAGGCCCCTGCTATAACGACCGCGGCACCCACCAAGACACCCGCCCCCACGGGGACGCCGGCGCCCACAGCGACGCCGACACCCACGGCCGAGGCTCCCGCCCCTCGCTACGCCCTGACAGACTCCGAGCGCGACGTCGTGGAGAGGGTGGTCATGGCCGAGGCCGGCGGGGAGTCCTTCGAGGGCCAGATGCTCGTCGCGCAGTGCATCCTCAACGCGGCCGAAAAAACGGGCACAGCGCCCTCGGAGGCCATCGTGACCTACAAATACGCCAAGGCCCGGCCCAACCCCACACAGAGCGTCAGGGACGCCGTGGCGGCCGTTTTCGACGCAGGTGAGACCGCCACCGACGAGCCGGTCATGTTTTTCTATAACCCCGCCCGGGCGACGAGCAAATGGCACGAGAGCCAGATCTTCGTCACCGAGGTCGGCGGTCACAGATTTTTCTCAGAGAGAGGAGCGACCGAGAAATGAGCGACAAAACCAACGCGGCACTCGCCGCAGAACAGGACAACCCCGCCGAAGTCGCGGAGACCATCGTGCCGGCCGAGGAGCTGCCGGCTGCAACACTTGAGGAGCTGGAGCAGTTCGACCTCGGCGCCGTTGTGCCCGAGGAGCGCCCGCCCTTCAGGATCACAGACGACCGCTGCGCCGACTGGGCCGTCCGCAAGATTAACGACGAGCGTGCCGAGTACGAGCGCCTGAAGGAGCTCGGGGAGCAGCAGATCGCAGCCATTCAGGACAAGATCGACGCCGCGAAGCGCCGCTTCGAGAACGGCACCGGCTTCCTGACGGGCTGCCTCGCCGATTATTTCCGCACCGTACCGCACAAGACCACCAAGACGACCGAGAAATACAGGCTCCTCTCCGGCACCCTCGTCCTCAAGAAGGGCGGCATCAAGTCGGCTGCCGATGACGGGAAGCTGGTGCCGTGGCTGAAGGCCAACGGCTACACGGAGCTGGTCAAGGTCGAGGAGACTGCCATGTGGGGCGAGCTGAAGAAGAAGCTCACCTTCACCGGCACGATCGCAACCATCAAAGAGACCGGCGAGATCGTCGAGGGCGTCACCGTCACGGAGGCCCCTGACACCTTCAAGGTCGAAGCATAAAGGAGGAGGCACACATGGCAACCGCAACCAACAAAAAGCCCGAGGGAGAGGCCGCAGCGGCCTCCTCTCCGGCTCCTAACCCCCCGCCCGTGGCGAGCTGCCTGACCCTTCGGCAGAAGCTCGTCGAAATGCGGAAGGCGTGCCCGGAGATCGTCAAAAAGCAGCACAGCGACGGCGTCAGCTACAAATACGCCAAGATCTACGACGTTTGGGAGAAGATCACCCCCATCATGAACGAGCTCGGCGTCGACTTCGACGTCCTCAAGGAGGAGGCCACCAAGCACTCCGACAACGGCGACCCGCTCTACTGGATCACCATGCAGACCAAGACCAGCCGAGGCGATAAGCTCATGTTCGTCTACGAGGCCGACATGACGATCCGCTGGACGAACCTCGACAACGATGACGAGGTCATCGAGGCCGTCGTCCACGCTATCGGCTGGAACGACGACCCGGCCAAGGCCAAGGGCGCCGCCCACACCTACGCCCTCAAGTATTACCTGTTCGAGAAGTTCAGCATCGACCAAGGCGAGGACGACCCCGACAACAGCGATTTTAGTGCGCAGGGCAAGGGCAGCGCCGGCGGCAGCGGATCCAAGCCCGCACAGCAGGGCCAGCAAGGCCAGCAAAACCAGCAGCGCCAAGGGCAAGGGCAGGGATCCGGCCGGCTCAGTGAAGCGCAGCTCGTCAGGCTCTACAAGAAGGCCGAGGCCGCCGGCATGACCAAGGAACGCGCCGACGCCCGGATCCTCGAGAAGTACAAAAAGCAGGATCCCGCCACCCTGACCCGTCAGGAGTATGACGAGATCTGCGGAGCGCTCGACAACGCAGCCGTGCAGCACGACCAGCAAGGAGGACAACACAATGCTCAATAGTTCGCAGCTTCAGGGCCGGCTCACGGCCGACCCTGAGCTCAGATACACACCAAGCGGCACGGCGATCACCAGCTTCACCCTCGCCAGCGACACCGGCCGCAAGACCAAGGCCGGCGACAGGATCACCAACTTCATCGACTGCGTCGCGTGGCGTAATCAAGCCGAGTTTGCCAGCAAATACCTCACCAAGGGCCGGCTCGTCATCGTCGAAGGCGAGCTCTCCACCCGCTCCTACGAGGACAGGGACGGAAACCGCCGGAAGGCCACCGAGATCACGGTCGACTCGATCCACTTCTGCGACAGCAAGAAGGACAGCCAGCCGGCCGGACAGGCTGCGCCGGGCGGCAACTTCGCCGACACCGATGGCTTCACCGAGGTGGAGGATGACGAGGATCTCCCCTTCTGACGCGACCGCCGGACAACCGGCGGCCGACCAAATAGCAACCAAACACACGCAGCCACAAAACGAAGGAGGTGACGACCGTGGCATGGCTACAAGTTCACCAAACGCTCAAGGATCACCGCAAGCTGTTCGACGCTGCTGACGAGCTCGAGGTCTCGCCTCCTCACATGATGGGGCTGCTGGTCTCGTTCTGGATGTGGGCGCTCGATAACGCCCCCTCTGGCGGGCTCGATGGCATCACCCCGCGCATGATCGCGAGGGCTGCACAGTGGGAAGGGCCTGCGGAAAAGCTGACCGCCGCCCTGATCCGGGCCGGCTGGCTCGACGAAAAAGACGACGGGCAGCTCGAGATCCATGACTGGTATGAGTACGCCGGCAAGCTGATCGACCAGCGGCAGGCTGAAAAGGAGCGCTCACAGCGCCGCAGATCGGCCGCGGCTGGATCTTCCGATGACACGGGGAACGACCGCCAAACGACCGCCGGACGGCCGTCGGGCGACCAGAAGAAGGCCGCCGGCAGAGTAGACCAGACAAGAGCATCAAAGACCAGAGAAGAAAAAGCACCCCCTTCCCCCTCTGGCGAGGGGGATGACGCAGACGCGAAGAAGTCGGCCGTCGAGGTCAGGTTTGACGAGTTCTGGAGTGCCTACCCCAAGAAGGTCGGCAAGCAGTACGCCCTCAAGGCATGGAAGCGCATCAAGCCCGACGCTGCTCTCCACGAGAAGATCATGAAGGCCGTCGACGCACAAAAGCGATGGGATCAGTGGCGCCGGGACAATGGCCGCTACATCCCCAACCCCGCCACATGGCTCAACGGGGGCTACTGGGACAACGAGCCGGAAGGAGTGAGCAGCGATGCAGTCGATCAAGGACATCCTCAGCGGAATGACGCCGGAGGAGCAGCAAGGGACTGGGGCAAGGGCTTCAAGCAGGCAGGCGACGACGACCTCGACCCCGAGGACTGAGCCGGATGACGCCGAGAACGCCTTCGGCCGGATCCTGAGCAGCGACGAAGCCTACGCCGGGCTGCCCGACACCCCCGAGCCCGTGCCCTGCGAGTTTTGCGGGGGCCTGCGCTACCACGAGGGCATGAAGTTCGGCGGCCGCATCATGTGGATCCCCTGCGGCCCACGGCGCTGCACCTGCGACGAGGCCGTCGCCGCCCATGAGCGAGAGAAGGCTGAGGAGGCCGCCCGGGAAGAAGCCGAGCGCAAGGCCGAGGAGGACAAACGCCTCCGGGATCGGATCAAGAAGATCATCGGCGAGTCCGGGATGGGCGACCGCTTCCTGCGGCGCACCTTCGACACCTTCCAGATCACGGACGACAACAAGCGGGCCGCCCTCGTCGCCAGACGTTACGCCGACAGCTTTGAGAGCCTGCTGCCGAAGCACGGAGAGCCAGAGCCGGGCAGGAATGGCCTTTTCTTCGCAGGGCCGCCCGGGACAGGCAAGACGCACCTCGCGGCCGCGATCGCCAACCACCTGATCGCACAGGGCCGGCCGGTCGTCTGCATGACCATGATCGACCTGCTCGAGCGTATCAAGCGCACATTCTCCCGGGGCGACGTCGACGAAGGCAGCGTCCTGAAGATATACAAGACCGTGCCGCTGCTGGTCATCGACGACATCGGCAAGGAGCCCCCGACGGAGTGGGCGATCTCCACGGTCTACAACATAATCAACGGACGCTATGAGGCGTACCTGCCGACGGTCGTGACCACCAATTACGATACCGACACCCTGATCGCCCGCATGACCACGCGGGACACAAGGGACGACACCACGGCGCGGGCCACCATCGACCGGCTCATAGAAATGTGCAGGGCTGTCGCCCTCACCGGCGAAAGCTGGCGCCAGAAATAGGAGGATCACTACATGAAAAAGGTTTACATCTGCTCCCCGTGCCGCGGGGACTACACCAACAACATCCAGCGGGCCAAGGAGTACAGCCGGACGGCCGCGATGCAGGGCTGCATCCCCATCACCCCGCACATCTACCTCACGCAGTTCATGGACGACGCCGTCCCGGCCGAGCGTGAGCTCGCCCTGAGCTTCGGCCGCGAGCTGGTGCTCCTCTGTGACGAGCTGTGGGCCTTCGGGCTCGATAAGCCGACCGAGGGCATGGCCGCCGAGATCGAGCTGGCACAGCAGGCCGGGATCCCGGTCGTCAACGGCTTCAGAGCCATCAGCGAGCTCGGGCATGACGCCGGCAGGCGCGTCCCATCTTTTGCCGCTGCTGCCGTCAGTGCCGCCCTCGAGGAGCTGAGCCAGCCCAAGGAGCAGCCGGCCAAGGTTGGCAACGTCACCATCACCCTCCCACCCCGCCGGGCCTTCGCCGCGGGGATCCCCGACTTCCCGGGCATGGCGCTGGAGCTCGACGGCAACATCATCCTCGACCTCGCGGCAAAGCTCCGGGAAAATCCGGGCGACAGCTTCGAGATCGGGGGCGACGGCCATGAATAGATACAACCCGCGAAAGAACGCCGAGGGCTACTACGACCCCACACCATACGAGGCCATGCAGAAGCAGGCCAGAAACCAGCTCAAGGGCAAGCAGGCCCGCATCGCCGGCGATCACTTCGAGGCCATGATCTCGGCCGCCTGCGACTACTACCGAGACCGGGGGCTCGCCAAGATCGAAAAAACCCCGGAGCCGATGAAGCCCCTCGGCGCCAAGAACCAGAAAGGCCAGTTCCTTGCCTGCTACACCAAGCAAGCGCAGCCGGACTATGGCGGCACGCTGCAAGGTGGCCGGAGCATCTACTTCGAGGCAAAGCACACCGACGACGATCGCATCGAGCAGCGACGCCTCACCGGCGAGCAGGCCGATGACCTCGAGGCCCACCACAAGCTCGGCGCCATCGCCTTCGTGCTGGTCTCCTTCGGCCTGTGCGACTTCTACCGCGTGCCGTGGCCCGTCTGGCGAGACATGGCCGAGACCTACGGACGCAAGTACATCAAGCAGATCGAGCTCGAGCCCTACGAGGTGCCGGCCGTGGCCGGCTATATCAAATTATTGGACGGCATTGACGTCCAACCGAAGGAGGCGACACCATGAACAACGACACGACCAGCAAGGGTATGGACTGGCGCACGCCGCCGGAAGTCTTTGATCCCCTCAATGCTGAGTTTCACTTCACTCTCGACGCTGCGGCCACCAAAGGCTCGGCCAAGTGTGCCAAGTATTTCACCCCGGAGACCAATGGCCTGAGCGCCTCGTGGGAGGGCGAGACAGTGTTCTGCCACCCTCCGGCGGCCGAGCTCGCCGACTGGGTGCGCAAATGCGCGGAGGAGGGCCAGAAGCCCGGCACGACCGTCGTGCTGTTTGCGCCGGCCAAGACCGACGCCGCATACTTCCACGACCACATCCTCGGCCGCTGCGAGCTCCGCTTCCTGAAGGGCCGCATCGTCCTCACGGACGAGAACGGCAACGGCTCGGGCCGCCCCGCCTGCGGATCCCTGCTTGCAATCTACCGGGGCGCAGCAGAGGCCGGCAACGTCAAGGATCTCGTGCTCGAGCTGCTGAAGGACGGGCCCATGACGGCCAACGAGATCACCGACCGGCTCCACGCCGCCGGGCACAACATCGACCGCGGCACGGTCAGCCCAAGCCTCACGAAGCTGAAGGCGGCCGGAAAGGTCACGACCGAGGAAAAGCGCCCATGCACCAAGACCGGCAAGCTGGCCGTCGTCTGGACGCTCAGCGAGGTGGTGACGTGAAGGACACGGTCGACAGCAGGGCCCTGAAGATAGCCGCCGAGATCATGCAGGCCGCCGGCCTCTGCCGGTACGAGTCTCCGATGAAGTGCAAAAAAATCTATGTGGACGGGAACGTCTGCTCAAAGTGCATCAAGGCGTGGCTGATCGCCAAAGCCAAGAAAGAGCTCAAAAAGGAGGATCCCGATGGACTCGACAACCAATAAAGAGGAACGCGAGGCCCTCGTGCTCGAGGTCAAGGCCCGCAAGGAGCTCCTGAAGCGCCTCACCCACCCGGCCAAGCTGCTGACCGCAGCCGTGGAAAAAGAACGAGAGCAGCGTGAGGAGCGCGTCGCCCGGATGCAGGAGTATAAAACCGAGGGCGAGATCATGGACGCCTATGGCTATGAGGTCATAACAGACGACGAGCGCCGGCAGCTCCTCGAGGCGCTGGAGACCGGCCAGCAATACGTCGCGAACACCATGACACCGGCCAGCGCAGCCCTCTCCATTCTCAAAGACTTCCTCAGAGGGCTGGAAAAAGAGGTGAACGGCTTCGAGTTCGAGCTGCTACCCGCCGAGGAGCAGGACAGGAGGCTCCGAGAGGCCGAGCGCTTCAAGGAAGAACAGGCCGCAAGACGCGCCAGAAGGGAGCAACGCCGCTATGAATAGACTCACATCACAGCGCTGCAACGGCATCAAGACCGGCTACTGGAGCCCGGCCAAGAAAGAGGATCTCGTGCAGCGCCTCGGCGCCTACGAGGACACCGGCCTCGAGCCGCATGAAATAAAGGCGGCCATCGAAAAGGCCAAGCAGGCCGAGGCAGAAAGGAGCGCCACATGAAAGACTACAAAACCCTCACCCGGGAGAAGATCGACGCCGAGCCCGGCGCCGCCCGCTTCATGGGCGAGACCCACCTCATTCAGGACTGGAGCGACAAGATGCTCGACCTGATCCTGAACGGCCCGACCATCATGGGGATCAAGAAGGACGAGATCAGGGCCATGCTGCGGCAGACCTACACGGCCCTGAAGCACTACGAGAAGATCGGCCCGATGGCCTCGCCCTTCATGAACGACCCGCCGGCCATCGTGGCCCTCGCCTTCTCCGACCTCTACCCGGGCGTCGACTACTATGCGCAGCTCGTCCCGGATCTGCATGACGAGAATGGTGAGACGGTTTTCGGCCTGACGATCTTCCCGGACGACGGCAGCACGCCGGTCGTCTGCATATCGGCCGAGGCGCCCATCAGCGCAGGCCCCGAGCTGCTGGCCCACGAGCTCGCCCACGTCGCCACCCCGGGATCCGACCACGGCCCCGAGTGGAAGGCAGCGGAGGACGCCATCTTCGCGAAGTACAACGAGATCCTCGAGACCATGTTCCGCGACGACCAGAGCGACGCAGCGGATCCGGGGCTCACCGTGGAGCTGACCCCCCACAAGCCCGGGGACGGCGGGATCCTCGCCATGCCGCTCAAGGCCAACATCCCCGACCCGCAGCGCGACGACTGGACACCGGCGATCTGCCCGGTATGCGGCGCCGAGTGCTGGCAGACAGATCTCGCCCGCGCAGCGATGGCAGCGGAGCCCGACCTGCGGGCCGCCTGCACCTCCTGCGCCCTGAAGGCAGGGCTCTCCCGTGGATAACCCGGGCCGGACGTGTAGAGACTGCGACAACTACCGGGAGAGCAACTTCTGCGGCTACATTCAAAGCCTTTGCAAGATCTACGACTCCCTCGACGTCGATCAGCAGGAACGGCACCCGGACATCACTGCGGCGACCTGCAAGGAGTTCACACCAAAGCGGCCGAAGGGGCCGGAAACCGAAGCCGAGGCGCTTCAGCGGATGCTCCGGGCTCTCTGGCCCAACGGCGGCCGCACCAGATAAGGAGGAAAACACCATGAACAACGACAGCAACAACAGCAGCAAGGCCGGCGGCATCGGCTTCCTCGGCCTGCTCGCCCTCATTTTCATCACCCTGAAGCTCACCGGCGTCATCGCGTGGAGCTGGCTGTGGGTACTGGCCCCGCTCTGGATCCCGACCGCTCTGGTCATCGTCATCCTCGTCGTGGCCCTGATCGTCCTGCTGGTCAAGGAAGTCGCCAAGAGATCGGAGGCCGACACCCGGAACACCCGCGACCTCGACCGGGAAGCTGCCGAGCTCGGCATAGAGCGCGGCCGGAAAGAGACGGACGCCGCGCTGGCCTACCGCATCAAGCGCATGAAGGATCTCACGGGGAGGGGCCGGCCATGAGGCCCGGGGAGGTTATCGAGGGCCGGACGGTAAAGCAGCCGGATCTCAAGATCCCAAGCGGCCGCAACTGCCTGAGCTGCAACGCCAAGGGCTGCCTCAGATACCACCACAGCACCGCCGTCAAGAGGGACGTCTGCCTATTATACGGCATGAAGCTCAACACCCACCCCCGGAGGATCTCGGGCACAAGAGACCCGTGGGGGCACAACGAGACGGCCGACGTCGTCGAGAAGTGCGAGCCGTGCCGGCAGGGCGTCGACCCTGTGGAGTTCAGAAAGGAAGGCGTACGTCATGACTAAATCAACCTGCCGCGGCTGCGGCGCTCCGATCATCTGGATAAAGACCCCGGGCGGGAAGTCAATGCCGTGTGACCCCGCTCCTACTTATTACCGCCGGCAGGAAGGCGCCAAGGCGAAGATCGTCACCACCCGGGGCGAGGTCGTGAGCTGCGAGATCGTCGCAGCCACGGAGGCCGACGGCGCCGGCTACGTCCCGCACTGGAGCACCTGCCCGAAGGCTGCCACATTCAAGAAGGAGGGAAAAGCATGAACAACATCGACACCCGGACGGCCGCCCTCACGCTCGTCGACAACGAGCGAAACCGTCAAGACGCCAAATGGGGAGAGCAAAACCATCGCCCCGAGCGATGGGTCGGGATCCTCGGGGAGGAATATGGAGAGTATTGTCAGGCGGTCAACGAGACCATCTTCGACAACGGCCCCGAGGAGCGCGAGAAGGGCGGCACCGACAACATGATTAAAGAGCTTTCTCATGTGGCTGCCGTCGCTGTGGGCGCCATAGAGTGCCTACTGAGGAACAAAGGCCGCGGGGAGGTGTAGCGATGGCGAAGGATAAACCACAACCGCAGGCCGGCCCCGAGCTCGCAGGGTACACCACCAAGGCCAAGCCCAAGGCATACGCCGACGGCGTCCCCGTGTTCTGCGCCCACGACGCGATCGTGCCGGTCAAGAATCTCCGGCCCAACCCGAAAAACCCCAACAAGCACCCGCCGGAGCAGATCAAGCTCCTCGGCTCCATCATCAGAGCGACCGGCTGGCGCGGGCCGATCACCGTCAGCACCCGCAGCGGCATGATCGTCAAGGGCCACGGCCGCATGATGGCCGCCGAGCTCGACGACCTGAAGGAGGTGCCGGTCGACTATCAGGAGTACGCCAGCGAGGCCGAGGAGATGGCTGACCTCACCGCGGACAACCGCATCGCAGAGCTCGCCACCACCGACAACAGGATGCTCGCCGAGGTATTTGCGGACATCGACACCGGCGAGATCCCCTTCCTGCTCTCGGGCTACACCGAGGAGGACTATGGCAATATCGTCACCGCCCTCTCCGAGGCTCTCCACGAGGAGGACGACGACGACGGCACCGACGACGACAAGGAGCCGGCGGTCGAGCTGACACAACCCGGAGACGTGTGGATCCTCGGCGACAAGAAGCGCCGGGTCGACCCCGCTCTCCTCAATAACATAAACGCCACCGCGGGCACGGCCCGCATGATAATCATGGAGGTGGCGCCGAGACTCGCGGACGCCACGCTGGAGGTGATAGTCAAGGCCACAGGCGCCGATGGAGTCCGCTGCGTCCGTCAGGGCAAGGAGCTCGCGCAGGCAGTCGTCGCCGCCATGCTCACGCCCGACGCGGAAGGAGGTGGACAGGAGTGACGCCCTGATACAATGAACGACCAACCGATCACAAAGAAGATCAAAGCCCGGCTCCAGCGCTACACCGCCATGCTCCGGGACATCGACAACCAGCTCGAGCGCCTCGACCGCATGGAGGCGACCATGACCGCCCCGCCCGGGCCTGATCTCTCAGGTATGCCTCGCGGATCAGGCACACCGACGGATCGCACTGGCATGATGGTGATCCGCAAGATAGAGCTCGAGGAGAAGATCAAGCGCACCCTGAAGAAGGAACGGGCCGAGAACGCCGCCATCGAGGCCATGATCGAGCAGCTCGAGAAGCCCGACGAGCGTGCAGTCATCCGGCTGCGATACTTCGACCGGGCCGAGTGGGATGGGATCACGAGCGTCCTATTCGGAGACCGCCCCGACTACGTCGACCGCCTCGAGTCCTACCAGAACAGGACGTACAAGATGCACGGCCGGGCGCTGCTGGAGCTGGCCGCCGTCCTCGACGCCGAGGAAGTAAAGGGAACCAAACGGCAGGAAAAGGAATAAAGGGCCAGTGACAACCCCCGGAAACCCGTGTTATCCTGTATAATGCAAACGACCGTCGGACACCCGCCACACGCGGGGCAAACGCCCGGCGGTCGACCGTCGAAAAACCGAAGAACAGAAACAGCCACAACACCGTCGAGCGCAGCAGCGCCCGGCGGTTTTTTCATGCCCGGAAGGAGGTGAGGCTGATGGCCCGCGGCACCATCACCATGCAGGTCGAAAACTTTCAGAAGCTCATGGACACGGTCGCCTCAGTCAACGAGGCCGGCCGCAAGGCGGTCAAGAACACCGTCAAGGACGTGAAGGCTCGAGCCCCGGGCTGGATAGCCAGCGAGGTCGTCGGCGTCTACAACATCAAGAAGTCGGAGATCACACCCGCATCGGGCAAGGGGGCAAAGCCGAAGAAGATGGCCGGCACCATCCGCGTCCGGGGCGAGACCATAGAGGAGCTCGCCATCACCTACGAGGGCCGGATGCTCACGCCCGTCCACTTCGGCATGACGCCCAAGAGCCCGCCGGTCGGCAGGAGCTACACGCTCCAGATGCAGGTCATCAAGGGGCAGAAGAAGGTCATCGGCCGCTACCTGTCCACGAGGACGCCCGGGGGCCCATACTCCGAGCGCTCCCACAACATCCTCATGGGCACAGGCAACGCCCAAGCCGGCGGCGTCAACTGGATCCCATTCCAGCGCCAGAGCAAGCAGCGCACCGACATCAAGAAGTTCACGGCCATCTCTGTCCCGCAGATGATAACCAGCGACCTGACCAGCGAGAAGATCATGACCAAGCTCCAGACGGAAACGGCCAAGCGCCTCGAGCACAACCTCAACCGAGCCCTCGGCAAGTGACCGCTCCAGAGCCACAGGGCCGCCCACCACGGCGGCCGACACCACCACCCCCACCCCATGCCCGCCCGGCGCCAGAACGCGCCGCACAGGCCACCACAGGCCGCGCCACGCGCACCCGCGCCGCGAAAGGTACTTCCACGACCTCGAAAAGCCTGCGGTGCTGGCGAGCCCAGAAAACGCGCAGACAGTAAAAACTTTTTCCGGCCCGTTTCGTTTCGCCAGAGCGCCGGATCTCCGGCTGCCGGCACCGTCAGAAAGGAGGGACGCCATGCCGAACAACAACACCAAGCTCGTCGACAGCAAGACCATCGCCGCCCTGTTCGGCGTGACGACTCGCCGCGTGCAGCAGCTCGCGCAGGAGGGCGTCATCATCGCGGTCAAGCAGGGCAACGCCAACCGCTACGACCTGCTGCCGACCATACAGCGCTACATCAAGCACCTCACCGAGAAAGCCAACGGCCGAGACGCCCCCAAGAAGGACGCCGAGACCGAGGGCCGCAGGCTGGAAGCCGAGGCCGACCTGAAGCGCAGCAAGGCCGACATGGCCGCCCTCCAGCTCAAAGAGCTCGAGGGGAAGATGCACCGCAGCGAGGACGTGGAGGCTGTCATGACCGACATCGTCTACACGATCCGCTCGATGCTCATGGCTCTGCCCGGCCGGCTGGCCGTGGATGTCACCGGCGTCGCTTCTGCGGCTGAGGCGTCCGAGGTCATCAGGGCCGAGGTCTACAAGATCCTCGAGGAGCTGGCCGGCTACAAATACGATCCCGAAGAATATGCGCGGCGGGTAAGGGATCGGGAAGGCTGGAGGAGCGACCTCTCCGATGGCGAGGACGAGTAAGTCGACCGCCGCAAGACTGAACGCAGCGATCTCGGGAGCCCTGAAGCACTTCAAGCCCCCCGAGAGCCTGACCGTGGACGAGTGGGCCGATAGACACCGCCGCCTCTCGCCCGAGAGCTCGGCCGAGGCGGGCCCGTGGCGTACCAAGCGCACCCCATACCTCGAGGAACCGATGAAAGCCTTCACGGATCCCAAGGTGCGCAAGATCGCTATGGTCGCAGCGTCGCAGGTCGGCAAGTCTGAGCTCGAGCTCAACATCATCGGCTACATTATCGACCAAGACCCCGGCAGCATCCTCTACGTCCACCCGACGATCGACGACGCCCGGAAGTTCAGCCGGCTGCGCGTCGCGCCTATGATCCGGGACAGCAGGCCCCTGAAGGCCAAAGTCCACGACATCAAGGCGAAGGACAGCGGCAACACCATCCTGCAAAAATCTTTCCCGGGTGGGATGCTCACGCTGACCGGCTCGAACAGCGCCTCGGCGCTGGCGTCGACGCCTGCCCGCTACATCATCGGCGACGAGCGCGACCGATGGGCTGCCAGTGCCGGCACCGAGGGCGACCCGTGGGCTCTGGCCGAGGCCAGACAGGCGACCTATTACAACGCCAAGGCGGTCGAGGTCTCGACCCCGACCGTCAAAGGCGCCAGCAATATCGAAACGAGCTATTACCAAGGCACACAAGAAAGATGGTGCCACCTGTGCCCCGAGTGCGGGGAGCACAGCGAGATCGTGTTCGATGGCATCCACTTCGAGCCAGAAGCCACGAGGATCCGCGGGAAAAAGGCGTGGAAGCTGAAGGGCGGCGTCTCGTGGGCCTGCCCGGCCTGCGGCTGCCTGATCCCCGAGGAGACCATGCGCCGGCAGCCGGCCAAGTGGATCGCAGACAACCCCGACGCCTACGCCAAGGGCGTGCGCTCTTTCTGGCTCAACGCCTTCAGCTCGCCGTGGACACCGTGGGAGAAGATCGTCCTCAAGTTCCTCGAGGCGAAGGATGACCCGCAGCGCCTCAAGGTGGTCTACAACACACTGCTCGGCCAGCTATGGGAGGATCGCGGAGATCTCGAGGACGAGGACACCATGCTCTCCCGCCGGGAGGACTACGGCACCCGGCCGGACGGCACCCCTGTGGAGCTGCCCGACGGCGTGCTGGTGCTGACCTGCGGCGTCGACACACAAGACAACCGCCTCGAGTACGAGGTCGTCGGTCATGGCAAATACGGCGAGACGTGGGGCATCGTCAAGGGCTACATCATGGGCCGGCCTGACACGCCGGAGGTGTGGCAGCGCCTCGACGACGTCATCGACCACGTCTACACCTTCAGGAGCGGCCGCGGGCTGAAGCTCTCCATCACCTGCGTCGACTCCGGCGGCCACTTTACGCAGGAGGTCTATGAAGCCTGCCGGGCCCGCCAAATGAAGCGCGTTTTCGCCATCAAGGGCAAGGGCGGCGACGGGATCCCGCTCGTCTCCCCTCCGTCGAAGGTGGCGATCCGAGACAACAAAAAGATCACCTGCTGGCTCTACACCATCGGCGTCGACGCCGGCAAGGCCGCCATCATGGCAAATCTGAAGGTACAGGAGCCCGGCCCGAAGTATTGCCACTTCAACCGCAACCCGGACGCAGGCTATGATCTCAACTATTTCAACGGCCTGCTCTCCGAGAAGCTGGTGCTCTCGCAGACCAAGACCGGCAACCGATGGACGTGGGAGAAGCTGCCGGGCCACAACCGCAACGAGGCCCTCGACTGCCGCGACTATGCGATGGCGGGCCTGAAGATCATCAACCCGGACATGGACGCCGTCGAGCGGCGCCTGAAGGGTCTGGAGCCCGAGCAGCAGCAGGCCGCGAAGAAGCCAAGGCCGCGCACGAAGCGCAGCCGGGCCACTGACGCCTCAAACGACTGGTAAGGAGGAGACCACCATGAAAACAAAGCACAGCATAGAAGCCGAGCTCGCGGTCAAGCGCCGCAGGCTCGAGCTGTACTATAAGCGGGAGACCGAGATGCTCGACGGCGGCGTCCAGAGCTACGGCATCGGCTCCCGCAATTTGTCGCGCTATCAGACCGACCTCAGCAACATCCGCGCCGCCATCAAAGAGCTCGAGGGCGAGATCGAAAGCCTCGAGGGAGCCCTTGCCGGTCAGAAGCCGCGCAGGGCCGTGGGGGTAGTGCCCCGCGATTGGTAAGGGAAAAGGCCCCGCTCGGGGCTTTTTTCATAGGCGGGCGGCCGGGAGTTTTCGCTCCTTTTTTCTCGGCCCCCGCCACTCTTTTGAAAGGAGGTGAGCACCATCAGCAACAAGGACATCACCCGCCAGCAGAGCGGGCAGCGTGCGCCGCGCCCCATCAATAAAGGCTACGGCGAAGCCGGCGCGAGCTGGCACAAGAAAGCGACCAAGGGCTTCAACGCCATGAGCGGCAGCCCGAGGGACGACATCGACGCCAACAACAGGACACTGCGGCAGCGGGCCCGGATGCTCTACATGGCGGCCCCCATCGCCACCTCGGCCATCAAGACCAACCGCACCAACGTGGTCGGCGTCGGTCTCCAACTCAAGAGCCGGGTCGACCGGGAGATCCTCGGCATGGATCAGGACGTCGCTGACGCATGGCAGGCCAAGACCGAGCGGGAGTTCGCACTGTGGGCCAAACGTAAAAGGGCTTGCGACGCCACAGGCGTCAACGACTTCGCAGCCATGCAGCAGCTCGCTCTCGCGTCGTGGCTGGTCAGCGGCGACGTGTTCGCCGTGGTCAAGCAGTACGACCCCACGCCCCTCATGCCCTACTCGCTGCGGATCCACCTGATCGAGGCCGACAGGATCGCCACGCCGGCGAGCGGCGGCATCTTTTCCCCGATGCTGGCGACCACCGGCAAGGCAGCAAACGGCAACACCATCTACGACGGCGTCGAGGTGAACGCCGACGGCATGATCGAGGCGTACCACATCCGCAGCAACTACCCCCTCGAGCTCGGCGCCGCATCGACCAAGTGGACGAGGGTGCAGGCATACGGAGACCGCACCGGCCTCCCCAACATCCTGCACATCATGGACAGCGAGCGCCCTGACCAATACCGCGGCGTCAGCTATCTGGCGCAGGTCATCGAGCCGCTGCTCCAGCTCCGCAGGTACACCGAGAGCGAGCTGACGGCGGCCGTGGTCGAGTCGTTCTTCACGGCCTTCATCAGGACGGAGACCAACCCAAGCGAAAACCCGTTCAACGAGGTCGGGAGCTCCCTGCCGGACGTCAGCGACGGCCCCAACGAGTACGAGATGGGCCCCGGGCAGATCAACATCATGCAGCCGGGCGAGGACGTCACCTTCGCGGATCCGAAGCGCCCGAGCAGCGGCTTCGACGCCTTCGTGCGCTCCATCTCTGAACAGATAGGCGCCGCGCTTGAGATCCCCGCGGATCTCCTGCTAAAGGCGTTTGACGCATCATACTCGGCATCGCGGGCCGCCCTGCTGGAGGCATGGAAAGCCTTCAAAATGCGCCGGGAGTGGTTTGTGACCGACTTCTGCGTCCCGATCTACGAGATCTGGATGGCCGAAGCTGTGGCTCGGGGACGTATCAACGCCCCGGGCTTTTTCGTGGATCCGGCCCTTCGCGCTGCCTACCTCGGAGCCGAATGGATCGGCCCCTCTCAGGGGCAGCTCGACCCGGTCAAGGAGATCACGGCCGAGATCCTCGCCGTGGGCGAAGGCTTCAGCACCCGGGAGCAGTCCACGATCCGGCTCAACGGCGGGCAGTGGGACGCCAACGTCGACCAGCTCGCCCGAGAAAACGCAAAGCTCTCAGAAGCCAACGCGGCGCTCAAGGACTCCACCAGCGAGCCCGTCATGACTGCGTCGCTGCGGGCTGAAATCATCAAAGCAATTAAGGAGGGAGACACCCATGAAAGCAAATAGCACGCCCCGGCTCATGGCCGGCGGCGCCCCTGCTGCTGCTCCCGCCGGCGGCCAGATCACGAAGTTCTGGAACATCGCCAGCACCGGGGACGACACGGGCGAGATCCTGCTCTACGGCGACGTAATGAGTAGGCAGCCGGTCGACTGGTGGACGGGCGAGCCGGAGCCGGGCCTCTACATCACCCCCGAGGGCTTCCTCGAGGATCTGGCGGCCGTGCAGGGCAAGAACAGCATCACCATCAAGATCAATAGCTGCGGCGGCGACCTCTACACCGGCATCGCCATCCACAACGCGATCAAGGGTCTCGCAGGCACCAAGACCGTCATCGTGGAAGGGATCGCAGCCAGCGCGGCCAGCGTCATCATGTGCGCCGGCGATGACGTGCAGGTCTACCCCGGCAGCATGGTCATGATCCACGGCGTCGCCGGGCTGCTCTACGACTACTACACCCTCGCAGACCTGAAGAAGCTGCAAAAGGACTTTGACGCCAGTGAGCGGGCGATCGCGGAGATCTACCACGCCAAGACCGGCATCGAGGTCGATCAGCTCCGCGGCATGATGACCCGCGAGACGTGGATGGTCGGACAGGAGGCTGTGGACAACGGCTTCGCCAACACCATGCTCAGCAACGCAGGGCCGACCGTGGCCCTCAGCGCCGACAAGAAGGTGCTCCTCGTGGCCGGGATCCGGCACGACGTCGGCACCTTCAAGCACATCCCGGGGACGATCCCCGTCAGCAACAGCATCCACGCCGCCCCCGCGGCTGGAAATAAAGCGCCGACCGGCAACGGCGGCCAAAAGAAGGAGGCACAAAAGACCATGACACTCGAAGAAATGAAAGCTCAGCACCCCGACCTCGTGGCTCAGATCGAGCAGCAGGCCGCCGCCGACGCCAGCAAGGAGGCGATCGCGAAGGAACGCGCACGCCTTCAGGCCATCGAAAGCATCGAGGCCAGCGTGGGCGACCCCAAGCTCGTCAACGACGCCAAGTACGGAGACGAGCCCTGCACCGCTGAGCAGCTCGCCCTCAAGGCGATGCAGAAGCAGGCGGCCCTCGGCACCAAGCACCTCGCCGATGCTGCTGCCGACAGCAAGGACTCCGGCGCGGCCGGCGTGGGCGCAGCGCCCAACGGCGGCGAGGAGGGCACAGAGACCGACGACAAGGCGAAGGTGGACGCCATCGTCAACGCCTACAAGGCCACCAAGACCAACAAGGGAGGTAAAAACTAATGAGCAAGAGACTCAACGAAAACCTCGGCTCCGTGGGATATGACGGCCTGATCGTCTCCAACGAGCCCATCGCCGACGTCGTGACCGTAAAGCTGGCCGCCTCCAACGGCGTGCTCGTGCGCGGCACGGTCATCACCGGCACCCCGGGCGGCAACCTCGCCCCGCTGGCTGCTGCGGCCGACGCGACCAAGGCCAGCTACATCCTCACGGACGACACCGACACCGGCACCAGCGGCGCGGTCGTCGCCACCGCATACCGCACCGGCCACTTCGCTCGCAACAAGCTGACCGTGGCCGCAGCTTACACCCTGACCGACGCCGACGAGGAGATCCTGCGCAAGTCCGGCATCCTCCTCTCCGACGCGCTCACCTATTAACAGAAGGAGGACAAAATCATGCCTTTTAACTTCTACGACACCCACACGCTGCTCATGGCAGTCCAGCAGCTCAACCCTGCCGTGACCTTCCTGCGTGACCGCTACTTCCCGACCAACGACGCGAGCGACATCTTCGCCACCGACGACGTGCTGGTCGAGTACCGTGACGGATCCAAGAAGCTCGCGCCCTTCGTCGCGCCCCGCAAGGGCGGCGTGACCATGCTGCGCAACGGCTACCACCTCGAGCGCTACACCCCGCCCTTCGTGGCACCCAAGCGCCCGCTCTCCGCTGACGACCTGAAGAAGCGCGGCTTCGGCGAGGCCCTGTTCACGCAGCTCACTCCTGAGCAGCGCCAGCAGGCCCTCATCCTGAAGGACGCCGACGAGATGGGCGAGTTTATCAGCCGCCGCGAGGAAGCGATGGCCGCCGAGACCATGCTGACCAACGGCTGCATCATGAAGCACATCGCCGACGACGCCGACGAGTTCGACGAGATGGAGATCCGCTTCTACGAGGGCGACGCCAACCCCGCCAAGTACACCCCGACCGTCAAATGGGATCAGGCGGGCAACAAGCTCCTCGCTGACCTCGGCTTCATGATCCAGATGCTCACCAAGAAGGGGCTCCGCGCCGCTGATCTGGTGTGCTCTCCCGACGTGGCCGACACCATCGTCAACGACTCCGTGATCCAGAAGCTCCTCGACAACCGGCGCTACGAGATCGGCATGGTCGAGCCCGAGCTGCTCCCTGACGGCGCTGCTGTGGTGGCGCGTCTGAACGTCCGCGGCCGCATCATCAGCGTGATCTCCTACGACGAGACCTACACCAGCGACAGCGGCGTCGACACGCTCTACATCCCCGCCGGGAAGTGCGTGCTCACCGCCCCCGCTGCCGGCCGTACCCTTTACGGAGCGGTCACTCAGGTGGAGCAGGCCGATGGCGAGTTTCACACCTACACCGGCCGCCGCGTGCCGAAGTATCTGTCCAGCGCTGAGGGCAACACCCGCAGCCTGACGATCTCCAGCCGCCCGCTGCTGATCCCCAACAATAAAAACCCGTTCATCGTCGCCGACGTCCTGACGGTCTAAGTGCGGCAGAAAGGAGCAAGAACATGATCCAGATCATCGCGGGCACCTTCGGCTATTTCAACGGCCGCAAGGTCATCCCTATCACCAACGCAGACGGGCCTCAGAAGTTCGACGCAGAGCTCGAGGCCCGTCTGGTCAAGGAAGGCGTCGCCAAGTACGTCGACCCCTCCGCTGCCGCTCCTGCTGAGGATCCTGAAAACCCCGACCCGGCCGGCGCACCCGCGCCGCAGGATCCTGACCTCCCGCCTCCGGGCGACAAACCCGACGCGGATCCCGACGCCCCGCCCCCGGACGAACAGCCTGACGGGGATCCCGACACCCCGACCGGCGAGCTGCCTGCCTACAACGAGGACATGAAGCTCGACGAGCTGAAGGCGATCGCCAAGGTCTACGGCATCGACGACGAGACCCTGAAGCCCATGCGGGCGAAAAAGGACGTCATCGCCGCCATCGAGGCGAAGAAGCAGGAAATCGGTGACGACGACGAGGCGCCCCCTCAGATCGACGCCGCGGATCCCGTTTAATGGCCTTTGACTTCAAGGCGATGGTGGAAGCCGACCGGCGCCGCACGTTTCTGAACCTCGACGAGTTCGGGACAGAGCACAGGGTCGACGGGAAGCCGATCGCCATCATGGTCGACGAGGAAGCCCTGAAAGAGCTCGCGGGGGGGCAAAAGCTCGGGATCGCAGAGTCCTCGCTGCTGTTCTATGCAGCGGTCGAGGATCTGCCTGCCCGGCGCCCCGCAGGCGAAGGGCTCAACGTCGACGGCCGCGAGTACATCATTCTCGACTGGAGCGAGGACATGGGGATCGCCACCGTGGCCCTCGGCCAGAACATCATCATGTAGGAGGTGCCGGCCTTGTCCATAGTGAACAGCATCGAAACCGTCAGGGAGTGGCTGGACGCCAACGTCTGCCCGCTCGTGAAGCTAAAGCTCCCGGACGATAATGCAACAGACGCCTCCTACCCCTACAAGCTGGTAAACCCGGCCGCTTTTTCGCTTTTCATTCCATCGAAGGACAGGACGCCCCCGAAGATCGCCGCGCCCATCCCGTCGGTCTGCGTGCAGATCGTTCAGGGGGAGGACAACCTGATCGGCCGCATCCGCGGCATAAAGATCCGGCTGTGTTTCTCTGCATGGGATCCCGGCTACCACGGGCGCGACATCTTCAAACCGAAGGGCGACGGCAGCGGCATCTACATCCAGCAGTACAACGAGGAGGCGAGCGCCTATTTCGAGAAGAACGGAGAAGGCTGGCGCGACGCATGGAGCTTTCTGGACACGGCCCTCAGAGTCATCGAAAACGCTGAGCACCTCGGCGACCTTCGCGTCATCAAGGAAAACGGCATCACCTTCGGGCCAGTCTCAGAGCAAGACGCCGTCCCTGACTTCTACCCGTTCTGGTTTGCGTGGGCTGAGTTCTCCGTCGAGGAGGCGCTGACGCGCAACCCCAAAGATTACAGTCAATTTCTATAAAGGGCGGCCGGCAGGCCGCTCTAATTCTTTGCAAAGGAGGCAAAGCACATGGCAAACGAGTATTTATACGGCGCCTACGGCCACATCGGCGAAACCGTGGCACAGAGCGCTGTGCAGGCGGGCACCACGCCGGTCTACATGGGCACGGCGCCCGTCAACCTCGTGCGCGGCTTCGGCAGCGCGGGCATCATCAACGAGCCCGTGAAGCTCAACAACCTGCCCGACGCGCAGAAAAAGCTCGGCTATTCTGCCGACTGGGGCACGTTCACTCTCTGCGAAGTCGTGGACGCGCACTTCAACAACCCCGCGGGCAACATCGGCCCGATCTACGTCATCAACGTGCTGGATCCCAAGGTGGGCAAGCACCGCAAGGAGACGGAGACGACCAAGACCCTGAGCTTTTCGGGCGGCCGCTCCGAGTTCGCCAGCAGCACCATCATCCTCGACACCCTAACCATCGCAAAGGCCGGCGAGAGCGCCGGCAACTATGCCGAGGGCGTGGACTATGCCGTGGACTACAACTTCACCAAGGGCACGGTCATCATCTCCAGCCTTCAGGACGACGCGCAGCTCACCGGCAGCCTGACCGCCACCTTCTACGAGGTGGACGACACGCTGATCGAGGACGCCGACATCATCGGCGGCGTCACCTCCTCCGGCGAGTATAGCGGGCTGAGCTCCATCTCCCTGCTCTACCCCGAGCAGTTTGCGGTCTGCAACCTGATCGCGGCCCCGGGCTGGAGCCACATTCCCGCGATCTACAACGCGATGATCGTGGCAAGCAGGAAGATCAACGGGCACTGGGACGCCTTCGTCATGGGCGACCTGCCGCTCGTCGACAGCTCCACCGCGCAGGCCGTCGACACCATCACCAAGGCGATCGCGTGGAAGCAGGCCAACGCCTACAACAGCGAGCGCTCGAAAGTGTTCTGGCCGCAGGCCGTGAACAACCTCGGCAAGGTCTACCACCTCAGCACGCTGGCGACCGTCGAGCTCATGAGGGCCGACTTCAGCCACAGCAGCGTCCCGATGGAGACCTGCGGCAACAAGGCCGTGCCGGTCATCAAGCAGTATTTCGGAGCCAATGCAACGAACCGCGGCTTCGACCAGCAGACCGGCAAGGAGCTCACGCAGAAGGGCATCAGCACCGTCGTGGCGTGGGCTGGCGAGTGGGTGCTGTGGGGAGACCACACGGCCGCCTATACCTACGGCGCCGAGGTGGATCCTCGCGCCATCTTCGACGTCTCCATGCGGATGCTCATGCACATCACCAACAGCTTCCAGCGCGAGTGGAGCCCCGAGATCGACGAGCCCATGACCCGGGCTCTGAAGGATCGGATCATCAACCGCGAACAGGAGAAGCTCGACGGCTACGTCAGCATGGGCGCCCTGATCGGCAGCCCCGCGATCCTGTTCCTCGAGAGCGAGAACAGCACCACGGACATCATGAACGGAGACTTCAGGTGGGACATCTCTGTCACGCCTACGCCTCCCCTCAAGTCTGCCAGCGTCTACGTCGCCTACACGGACGCCGGCTTCTCTGTCTACTACGAAGGAGGTGCTGAGTAATGTGGCTTGATCTGAAAGGCCCCATCCTTGCCAACACCGCCTACGACGCCGGCAAGCTCGTCGCAAAGGACGTCACCATCTCCCTGCCGTCGGTCAATCTCGTGACCGCGGACTTCAGAGCGATGGGGACGATGACCATGCCGATGCTCGGCCAGATCGAGGCGATGGAGGCGGCGATCACCAAGATCGGCATCGACCTCGGGCTCCGCAGCCTTGTGAAGCTCGAGAGCAAGACACTTGAATTTAGATGGGTGCAGGACGTCAAAACAGCCGACGGGTCGACCAAGACCGAGGGCTGCAAGGCGTTCATCCGCGGGACGCCGAAAACGATCCCCGGCCTGTCTATCGACCCCGGGAACGCAAGCGAGAGCGAGGTCTCCTTCGCCGTGAGCCGTTACCAGCTCTTTGTAGATGGGACGGAATACTGGCTGATCGACCAGCTCAACCAGATCATGCGGATCGGCGGGATCGACTACTGCAAGGACATCCGCAGCCTACTGTAACATGAGGCGCCGCCCCGGCGTGGGGCGGCGTTTCTTTTTCTATGAAAGGAGTCGCAACCATGAAAAACACCCTCACGCTTGAAAACCCCCTGAAGATCAACAACAAGAGCTACACAGAGCTCTCCTATGACGCCAACGAGATCACAGCCCAAGCCTTTGCCGAGGCCGACGCCCACAAGATGAAGGCGTCCGGCTCCAAAGGCGGCAACCTCTCCGGCGCCGCTGAGCTCGACTATGGCCTCCACCTTTACCTCGGCTTTGCCGCCATCATCGCGGTAAACCCCGAGATCGACACGACCGACCTCGAGCGGATCAAAGGCTTCGACGTCATGAAGATCATGAGGATCGGCCGGGATTTTATTTCCGGGAAGTCGGCGGCACCCTCCAGCCCAAGCAGCTCCGGCGAGCCGTCCGGGACTACGCCCGAGCCTTCCACACATCAGTCCGAGACCTCGGAGAACGAAGGCTAACCGACTTCCTGACGGATTACGGCGAGGCCGTGGAGGAGGCCGAAAAGGCCAAGAAGCAGCGGCCTCCCTTCAGGCCGCCCATCCCTAAAAAGCATTACAGGAGGAGGTGACGCACATGGCAAACGGGAAGGTTATGCAGGCGACCGTCAATCTGGCCGGCAGTATCGACCCATCACTCGGCAAGGCCATCGAGCAAGCGCAGGAAAAGATCAGCAGCGTGAACGTGAAGGCGCTGGCCGTGGGTGCAGCTATGGGCGGCATCGCGGTCGCAACCGGGAAGGCGGTCATTGAGGCCGGGAAGTACCTGAAGGATCTCGGCGCCGAGTTCGACGGCGCCACTGACGCCATCCGCATCGGCACCGGCGCCACTGGCGAGGCCCTCGACGCGCTGCTGGAGGACTTCGACGCCGTCTACGCCAGCGTGCCGACCAGCATGGAGGACGCCGGCACGGCGATCGCAGACTTCAACACCCGCCTCGGGCTCACCGGCCCGCAGCTTCAAGAGATCTCCAAGCAGGCGCTCCAAGTGAGCGATATGCTCGGGGACGACCTCAGCGGCGTGATCGAGGAGTCGAGCCAAGCCTTCCAACAGTGGAACGTGGACGCCGATGACATGGGCGGCGCGATGGACTACATCTTCAAGGTGAGCCAGAGCACCGGCATGGGCTTCACTGACCTCATGACGGATATGCAAAAGTTCGGCCCGCAGCTTCAGGACATGGGCTACTCCTTCGAGACGGCTGCCGCCCTGATGGGGCAAATGGAAAAGGCAGGCGTCAACACCGAGGAAGTGCTCGGGGCCATGAAGAAAAGCGTCACCACCCTCGCCAAGGAGGGCATCAGCGCCAGCGACGGCCTCGCCATGTACTACGACCAGATCAAAAACGCAGGATCCGCAGCAGAAGCGGCGGCAATCGCGTCGGAGGTATTCGGCGCCCGCGCCGGCTCGACAATGGCCTCGGCCATCCGGGACGGCACGCTGGCCGTCGGAGACCTGACCGCCGAGCTCATGGCAAACGGCGAGACCATCGCCGGAGCTGCCGACGACACCTACGACTTCGCCGAGCGCCTGCAAATCATGAAGCAGGGGCTCGAGGTGGCCCTGAAGCCGATGGCGAACACCGTTTTCGACGGGCTCAACAAGTTCATGCCCGTGCTTCAGAAGCTCATGGAAAAGATCGTCCCGGTCATTAACCAAGCCGTGGAGGCGGCCATGCCCTTCGTCGAGGAGTTCCTGATGGGGGCGGCCGACCTACTGGAGGATGTTCTGCCGCTTATAGCAGACCTCACGGCTGACCTGTTCCCGATCTTCACCGAGCTGATCCAGAACCTACTCCCGCCTGTCCTCGATCTGGCGCGGCAGCTCTTGCCTCCGCTGATGCAGATCGTGCAGGCCATACTCCCACCCGTCGCCAGCCTGCTGACCACGATCCTGCCCCTGCTCACACAGATCGCGAGCACGGTGCTGCCTATACTTGCCAACATGATCGCCGCGCTGCTGCCCGTCATCACGCCGCTGCTGGAGCTTGCGCTTCAGATCGTCAACGACGTGGTGCTGCCGCTGCTGCCCCCGATCATGCAACTGGTCGAGGCGCTGCTGCCTCCGATCCTCTCGCTGCTCAACGCCATCATCCCGCTCCTGACGCCGCTGCTGTCGATCCTTCAACCTATCGCTGAGGTGCTCGCCACGATCGTCGGCTGGATCGCCAAGGTGGTCGGATGGGTGGCTGACGGTCTGAGCTGGGTGGTGGGGCTATTCACAGGCGGCGCCAAGGCCCCGGAAGGTTATGCGACCGGCGGCTTCACCGGCGGCCCCTCCATCGCGGGCGAGGATCCGCGCTACCCCACGGAGGCGGTCATCAGCTTCAACCCCGCATACAGGTCGGAGAACCTTGCCTACTGGGCCAAGGCCGGGCAGATGCTCGGCGCGTCTACCGGCGAGAGCGACTACGAGCTCCTGAGCGGCGGGGGCGGCACTTCGGTCGTCTACGACCTGACTGGGCTGTCCTTCTCCCCGAAAATCGAGATCCACGGGGGCGCCGACGAGGACGAGCTGATCCGTAAGCTGCGAGAGCTCGAGCCTGAGTTCGTCGACTTCGTCCTCGAGGCTCTAAACAGAAGGGAGGGCGGCACCTATGTCACAGCGGACAGTGGGCTATATTGAGTACATCGCACAGGGCGGCGACACGTTTGACAGCATGGCGCTGGCCGCCTACAACGAGGAACGGATGGCGAGCACCATCATCGCCGCCAACCCCGACCTCAGCGACGTCCTGATCTTCGAGGGCGGCGAGCTGGTGCAGATCCCGATCGTCGAGACTGTCATCACGCCCGACACGCTGCCCCCGTGGAGGAGGTGAGCGCCATGAAAATCCTATACGAAGGCGTCGACATCTACCCCGACGTCAGCGTCAACCGCTGCTATCATGATATGTACGGCGAAAAGCAGAGCGACGAGCTGCTGCTGAAGCTCAACGACACCCGCCAGCTATGGGACGTCTGGAGCCCCAAGAAGGGCGACATCATCGCCATCGAGGACGGAGCAGCCAAGACCGGCAAGATGTTCGTCGAGAGCGTCGTGCCGGAGTCCGGCGTCGTTGCGCTGCGGGCCTATTCCATGCCGCAGTCCGTGAAGGACAAGCGGAGCAAATCATGGGAGAAGGTCAAGCTCTTGCAACTGGCGCAGGAGATCGCCGGCCGGCACGGCCTCACTCTCGAGACCTACGGCATCACCGACCAAACCTACGACTACGTCGAGCAGAACAATCTCCCGGATTTCGCCTTCTTTCAAAGCCGCTGCACCCTCGAGGGCGCGGCGTTTTTGGTCTATGACGGCAAGCTGGTGGTCTACGACGAGGCGTACATGGAAGGGCAGGCGCCGGCCGACACCATCACCATCACGCCCGCCAGCGACTTCGAGTACAGGGACGAGGGCGCCAGCGCCTACGGCTCGGCCGAAGTGGTAAACGGCGGCATGACCGGCACCTTCTCAGCGCCGGCCGGCGGGGACAAGGTGCTCCGCAAGATCCTCCAGATCCCCATGACCAACCAGAGCGAGGCCGACCGCTTCGCGAGGGGGATCCTCCGGGACGCCAACAAAGCGGCAAGCACCGGCACCCTATGGGCCGGCTCGCTGCTGCGCAACTATGCAGCGGGCTCAGTGGTCGCGATGGCGACCGAGGGCGCAAAGTCGTGGGACGGGCCGGCCTTCATCAGCCGGATCCGGCACGATTACGTTAAATCGCGGAGCAAGTTATACCTCCGCAAACCATTGGAGGGCTACTAATGGAAAGCAACAACCAAATGATCCAGAAGGGCACGATCTCCTCCGTGGAAGGCCGGGCCGACCGAAACGGCGACAAGACCACCGCCCGGGTGCTCCCCTGCACCGCTGACGGCGCGGTCACGCGGCCGCTCACGATCCCGTGGTGGCTGCGGGGCAAGATGGGAAACCTGAAGCCCGGCGACGAGGTCGCCTATGCCAAGTTTGAGGACGGCACCGGCATCATCCTCTCCCGCATGGATGGCGAGTGGGACGGCACCATCCCGGGGGACGTCACCATCGACAAGGGCAACATCAACGTCCCCGACGGCGACGTGACGGCCTCCGGCATCAGCCAGACCAGCCACACCCATGCCGGCGTCCACGGAGAGACCAGCGGCCCGCATTAAGGAGGCGAGACGCACATGGCCGTCATGGCAAAATGGAGCAGCAAGTCGTGGGAGGTCTCCAGCCGGAGAGTCGCGGCACTGAATGGCATCTCGGCCGGCGTCAAGCTGAACACCGAGAACAGCGACGACAAGGCCGGATCCCCGGCCACCAAGACCAAGGCCCTCGAGCTGCAAACAATGAATTTCGACTTCGACCTCGCAACGGTCGCCGGCTGCGACGTGCGTGAGGAATACGAGTCATGGACTGCCCTCGTCGGGCAGTTCGCCCCGTTCTTTCTGGCGGGTCGCCGCTTCGGCCCCGCCAATATGCTGCTCACGGCTGTGAACCTGAGCGACACCACGCTCGACTCCTTCGGCCGGATCCTGAAGGGCAAGATCGCCATCACCCTGACGGAGTACGCTGAGGAGGCGAGCAGCAAGAAGGCGTCAAGCGCATCGTCGAAGGGAGGCTCCAGCGGCACCAAGCAGGCCGCCGGCATCGCGACCTACAACGAGCTCGGCATCAGCTCGTCGGCCGCGAGCATCGGGGCCTCTGGCAGCGCAAAGGCGTCCAAGAAACCCAACAACACCCAACTGACCAAGTAAAGCGAGGTGATCCCGTGAAAGCAAGCGGCAACGGCACGCCACAGACCTGCGTGCAAAACCTGTTAAAAACCATCCGCGGCGAGGTGCCCTACGAGCGCATCAAGGGGATCGACCGCACGCTGATCGACCGACCGAGCGAAGCGGCAGGCCCCGATCTGGCGGCCGATGTGGAGTTTGTGGTCAAGACCTACGAGCCCCGCGCCAAGCTCGGCACGGTCGAGCTGAAGGCTCTGGCCGCTGAGGTGGGCGGCTTCGAGCTTGACACCAACATCACATGAAGGAGGTGGACACCATGAGCGAAAACACCAACACCTACGGCGAGGACATCCACCTCACCACAACGGACGCCTCGAGCATCTACACCAGCATCATCACGGCGCTGGAGAAAGGTGCCGGGGAGCCGCTCTACCCCGGAGACGAGCGCAGGATCTACGGCGAGGCCATTGTGGCCGTGTTCGTGGCCCTCTACAACACGCTCGACGACGTGGGCCGGCAGACGCTCCTCCGCTATGCCCGGGGCGAGGTACTGGACGCCATAGGCGAGCGCCTCGACGTCAGACGCCTCGAGGGCAGCATGGCGACCACGACCATGCGCTTCTCCCTGAGCGTGCCGCGTCCGACCAACATCATCATCCCCAAGTGGACAAAGGTGACGCCGGACGGCGAAAACTACTTTGCGACCGACGCGATCGCCGTGCTTCAGGCCGGCACCTATTCCGTCGAGATCCCGACCTCGGCCGTCAGCGCCGGCGAGAAATACAACGGCTACGCGGCCGGCACCATCACCACCCTCGTCGACCTGATCCCGTACATCGAAAACGTCACCAACCTGACGCCGACGGCCGGAGGCGACGACGGCGAGCCTTACAACAAGACAGGCGACGACCGCCTGCGCGAGCGGATCCGTCTGGCCCCTGCCAAGCGCTCCACCGCAGGCCCCGAGCTGGCCTACGTCTACTGGGCCATGACCGCCGACAGCTCCATCATCGACGTCAAGGCGGTCAGCGAGATCGAGAGCTTCGCCCGCACGCTGCCGGCGTATGGCGGCAAGGTATTCACGGCCGGGCCACTCAACGAGCTGACGCTGGCCGTCAGAGCAAACGAGAGCGCGGAGCGGGCCCTCCTCGGCACCGATTACACGGTCGACTATTCCGAGAACCTGCTCACCATCACCCTGATCGGCAGCCTCGCCGGCGCCGAGAGCATCTACGTCACGGTCGACAAAACCCTCGAAGGGCGCGTCAAGATCGTCCCGCTGCTGCAAGGCGGCGAGATCCCTGACGAGGCCATGCTCGAGAAGGTGCTGGAGGCCGTCAACCCCAAGGACATCAGGCCGCTCACCGACATGGTGAGCGCTGTGGCCCCCGGCGCCGTGCCCTACGACATCGAGATCGTCTACTATACCACGCCCGACACCGAGGCCGAGGTGGTGGCGAATGTGGAGGGATCCGACGGCGCCATCGTGCGCTTTAATCGCTGGCAGGTCGGGGCCCTCGGCAGAGACATCAACCCCGACCAGCTCCGCAGGCTGATCCTCTCACCTTCGTGGGCTGACAACCTCACCGGCGCGATCCGCGTGGATGTGGTCAAGCCTGTCCATGCAGCGGTCGCCGACACGCAGGTCGCCAAGTTCAGCGGGCACCTGAGCGTCAGCCACAGAAGCGTCACGGGGGTGGTGTAATGAGGCTAAACGAAGCCGAGATCCTGAAGCTGCTCCCTGCGTGGATGCAGAGCGACGACAGCGTCAAGGGCCTCGCGGCCGGCAGCGATGAAGTCACGCGAAGCATCGCCGCACGGCTGAGGCTCCTCAGCCGATGGGATCAGCTCGACCAGCTCAGCGAGGCCGAGCTGGATGAAATGGCGTGGGAGCTTAACATCCAGTGGTACGACAGCACCGCCCCCATCGCAGCGAAGCGTCAGGTCATCCGCAACAGCGACCGCACCTATGCAAAGCTCGGCACCCGCTACGCCGTGGAGCAGATCGTGACCGATTACTTCGGCGCCGGCGAGGTGCGTGAGTGGTACGAGTACGGCGGCCTTCCTCACCATTTCAAAGTCCTGAGCGACAACCCTGAGCTCGTCAACAACAACCTCGGGCTCTTTCTGAAGCTGCTCGGATCCGTGAAGCGGCGCAGCTCATGGCTCGACGCGATCCTGATCTGCCTGACCGGCGAGATGTTCCTCTACTCCGGCATGGGCGTCCGGGATCACAGCCACGAGGAGCACGTCATGGGCTGCGACGAGATCTACTTATACCACGCCGCGGTCGTGCATGAAAACAGCCGGGAGGTCGTCACCATAGGCACCGGCGTGATCCTGACCTAAGCAGAAAGGAGTTAAACCAATGGCTGCATTTATCAACAACGACATCACCGCGGCCGGCCTGATCGTCCTCGCAAAGGGAGCGGCCGGCGAAAAGATCAACTACACCCGGATCGTCCTCGGCGATGGCTACCTCGAGGAGGGACAGACGCCCCGCTCCCTCACTGACGTGGTCAGCCCCCGGGCGACCATCGACATCACGAAGCTGAAGGTCAACACCGACGGCACCGCAGCCGTCGGCGGCGTCTTTTCCAACGATCAGACGAGCGACGGCTTCTACTATCGCGAGCTCGGCCTCTACGCCGAGGATCCCGACCCTGCCGTCGGCGAGGTGCTCTACTGCTACGGCAACTGCGGAGATCTCGCCGAGTGGATCCCGCCCACCGGCGGCGCCACCATCGTCGAGAAAACCATTGACATCATCACCGTGATCGGCACGGCCACCAACGTGACCGCCTACATCCCGGCCGACGCCTACGCCACCAAGCTCGACTACGAGACCTACAAGGCCATCGCGCTCGCCGCGCAGGCCACGGCCAACGACGCCATCGCCATCGCGCAGCAGGCGGTCACGGTCGCCGACGGCGCCGCGCAGGCGGTCATCAGCATCAGCAACTCCGTGGCACAGAACACCAGCAAGATCAATACCCTGTGGGACGCCGTTTTCAGCGACATCACGACCAACCCCTTCCAGATCACATTTGTGAACCTGAGCGGCATCACCCTGACCTCTGGCGTGTGGAACGCAACGCTCCAGCGCCTCGAGTGCTAAGCCGTGAACGCCCACGGGTACATCCCGATCTCGCCGGCAGAAACGTCCTGTATCATCGCCCACCTGTTCGTCGAGCTGGCGCTCCCGTGCTCCTGCTGCACTGACGACATGATCGTCATTCAGGGCACCGCCTACGACGGGACAGGGGCGAGGATCACCATCGAAGGCAAGGAGGTGAAGTTCTACGGCAAGCAACGGACACTCGAGGCCATACGAGCGGGCAAATGTAGGCCGCCCGCCCTTCGGCCGTGAAAAGCTCCCCGAGATGCAGGTCATCACCGACGCCAAGGAGCTCGAGAAGCACACCTACATCAAAACCCGCAACCCCAACATCTTCCCGAAGAAGGAGAGGCTCGGCCTCGCCCAAAGGATGATGAACGAAGCGAGCGATCTGGTGGCTGACCTCATGGAGGCCAACGATCTGATCCTCTCCGACCCGGAGGAGCGCGAGCTCCGCTTCAGGGCGCAGCGGTCAGCTCTGCGCAACTGCCGCAAGCTGATCCACCACATCGAGCTCTCCCACGAGATCCTCAGCGGACTCGGGGACGACGCCTTCGCCCACTGGGCGAGGCTGGCGGCCGGCGTCAAAAACCAGACCGCCAAGTGGTACAAATCGGATAAAGAAAGGGCTGCCAAGATGGTCAGCAAGACCTAAATGGCGGCCCTGTGGGGTACGCCTTGTTTTTTCGTGCCGGGTCGGCCAACAACGCCCGCAACGTCAATTCCGATGGCACGCTGAACAGGAACAACGCCTACAACGGCAACAACGGCCTGCGCCCCGCTTCGATGGATAGCTCGACTTATTAACCGGCCCGAAAGAGCCGGCGAACACAATGCACCATCATCCAAGGAAGGCGTATCCCTCCCGCAGCCTGCGCCGTTTGACCGGCGCGGTCATGGGTAAACACAGGACTGCCGATGCTCCCGGCGGCGCACCCAAAGCGTGGCCGGAGCTGTCCACGGCAGGGATTTTTTTATGGAGAACATTGTAAACAGTTTCATCGCGCTATATGCCGCCTACAAAAAGACCCGCAACGGCAAGCGCGACAACCCCACGGCCATGCGCTACCGCATGGAGGCCGTGGAGCGCACCGACAACCTCGCGCAGCGGCTTCAGCGGCGTGACTATACCTTCGGCCCGTATTACCCCTTCAAGGTCTACGAGCCCAAGGAGCGCCTCGTCCTCGCCATTGACTTCGAGGGGAAGGTGGTGCAGCACGCCCTTTGTGACAACGTCCTCGAGCCCAACTTCTGCCGGCGCTTTATCCGCGACAACTATGCCGGCCAGCGAGGGAAAGGCACCCACGACGGCCTCGACAGGCTCGCCGGCGCCATGCGTCACTACTTTTTCAGCCGGAAGGCGGCAGACGAGGAGGCCCGCAGGGCCGCCGGCCTGCCATACCGCCCGATGAACGAGTGGGACTACGCTGACGGGTGGGTGCTGAAGGGCGATTTCTCGAAGTTCTTTTACACCCTGCTCCATGCGGTTTGTTATGAGAAGTCACGCAAGGCCCTGATGTTCCTCAAGGACGAGGAGCTCAGGGCCTTCTCTATGTGGCTTCTGTGGCAGATCATCGACAGCACGCCGGATCCCGGCATCCCGATCGGGAACCAGAGCAGCCAGCTCCTCGCTCTGCTCTACCTCGACGACTTCGACCACTGGCTGCGCGATGATCTCGGCCTCGTGTATGGCAGGTACATGGACGACTTCTACATCATCAGCAGCGACAAGCTGCAACTCCGTCGGATCCTGAAGGAGATCGAGGAGCGCATCAAGCCCCTCGGCCTGCGGCTGAACAACAAGACGCAGATCCTCCCTCTGAAGAATGGCATCGACTTCCTCGGCTTCCACACCTATCTGACAAGCACCGGCAAGGTGGTCAGGAAGGTGCGGGCCAAGAGCATCGACAACATGAAGCACAAGATCCGCAAATACCGCGAGAAGGTCGACAAGGGCGAGATGACGCTCCTGAGCGTCGTCCAGTCCTATGCGAGCTGGTGCGGCCACATCTCACACGGCAACACCTACCACTTGCGGCAGAACATGGACGCCTACTTCTTCAGCTATTTCCCGGAGCTCAAGCAAGTACCGAAAGGAGAAGAAACACATGGCTCAAAAAATCAGCAATCTGGCCGTGGGCGCGAAGGTCAAGTTCGGCAGCCTGCACGGCAAGGCGATCGTCTGGAAAATCGGCGACAAGAACCATAGCGGCTACCCAGCGAGCAGCGTCACCCTCGTGACGGAGCAGATCATCAAAATGCTGTGCTTCGACGCGAGGGAGCCCTCAAACGGGAACAGCGACCGCGTCAACTACGGCAACAACCGCTATATCTATTCCAACATCAGGCAGTGGCTCAACAGCCCGGCGGGATCCGGCGCGTGGTATGCTGCGCAGCACGCAGCAGACGCCCCTCCCAATACGAGCAACGTCTGGAGCAGCACCAACGCCTACGACACAATCGCGGGCTTCCTGAACGCCTTCTCGGCCAATGAGCGGGCCGCCCTACTGGACACCACCCACGTCGTCGGCAAAAGCTCCACGGACGGCGGCGGGACGGAAAGCTGCACGGACAAGGTTTTCCTGCTGACCTGCACAGAGGTCGGTCTCGCTGGCGACCACACCGCCGGCGTCAAGCTGGCGATGTTCTCGGACAACACCAGTCGCGCCGCCACCGTGACGCCCGAGTGCGTCGCCAACTCCAACTACTCCAGCAACCCGGCCGCAAATGCCGCATGGTACTGGTGGCTTGCGGACGCCTATGCCGGGTCGGCCTACGGCGCCCGCCGCGTCAATTCCGATGGCGCGCTGAGCTGGGACTACGCCTGCGGCGGCCGCGGCGGCCTGCGCCCCGCTTGTAATCTGTCCTCCGATCTCCTGATCTCCGACTCTACTGACTCGGATGGGTGCTACACGGTCATCTACAACCAAGCCCCCACCGCCCCGGCCACGATCACCGTGCCGACGGAGATCATCGGCGGCGAGAACACGACGATCTCGTGGGCTCAGTCCACCGACCCGGACGGCAACCTCGCGGGCTACACCCTCGAGCAGAAGGTCGACAGCGGAACATGGGCGCAGATCTACAAGGGCACGTCCCGCTCCTACTCCACGCCCATCACCTACGGATGGGGCTCGATCCAGTTCCGCGTGAAGGCATACGACGCGGCAAGTGCAGAGTCCGCATACACCACCAGCGTCTCCCGCACCGTCATCAATAACCGGGCCCCGGTCATCAGTGGCAGCGACGGGAACCTCGGGAGCTATGCGGCCACGCCCCCGTCCTACGAGTACACCGTCACCGACGCCGACGGCCATCAGGTCACGGTCGTCGAAAAGCTGGACGGCGTGACGCTGAGGACGTACACCGCGACCCTCGGGAGCGCCACCGCCCTCACCTTCACGAGCGACGCATGGCTGAGGATCCTGAACGGCAGCCACACGCTGACGATCACGGCCACCGACGCCAAGAGCGCGAGCGTCACCCGGACGCAGACCTTCACCAAGGCCGTCGCCTCGGTCGAGTTCGTGCAGACCGTCGCGATGGCGGCCGACGCCATGCCGACCAAGGCCCTCGTCAACATTCAAGGGTATTTCCCGGCCGGCTGCACCCTGACCGTCGAGATCTGCAACAACGGCAACGACGCGAGCCCGACGTGGGAGAACATCACCACCAAGGCCCTGAACAGTCAGAAGCACTTTTTCGCCAACACCACCAAGACAGCAGGGTCGTGGGGCGTGAAGATCAGGGTCAAGCTGCTGCGCGGATCCGCTGCTGAGGTCTGCTATGTGCAGTCTGTCGGCGGCAACTTTGCATAAGGAGGTAGGACTGATATGGCTATCCAGCACAGAGAGGACAGCATCAAAGAGCTCCAAGAAAAGGAGCGCCAGCTCGCCGAGAAGGATGCAAAAATCACCGAGCAGCAGGAAATGATCGACCTGCTCAAGGGCTGCATCATGGAGCTGGCCGACATCGTGTACGGAGGGGAGGTATAGACATGAGCAAGCTCGTCGAGCTCTACGTCAAAGAGATCACCAAAGAAGGCGCGACCATGACGGTCGCAGACGTCCCGGCCCGGCTGCGCGACGAAGTGCAGGCGGCCGTCGACGCCGTTCAGCAGGAGGCCCAACAGGGCGCGGGTGAGTGACATGATCGCCCGCGCTCTTGTCTGGCTATATACCAAAATCGCAGGAAAGGAGGCGAAAGCGATGCTTGTGCGTCTTTATGCCATCGAGATCATGGAGGCGGGCCTCTCTGAGGAGAAAGTGCCCGCCGGCCTGAAGCAGCGCGTCCACGACTATCTCGTAATGGTCGGCTATTACGAGGAATAGGGCGCGACGAGGGGCTGCCGCTTCTGCGGCGGCCCCTTCCCAATAACCGAAGGGAGGGATCCAAGTGGCCGCAAAGGTCAAGATCAGCGAAATGCTGAATTATTACGCCCCGCACGCAGTCGTCACCGAGGGGAAGGCACCAGCCACCCCGCCGGCAAACCAGTGGGGCTATACGATGGGCGGCGACGGCAGAGTCGCCACTCTCGACTACTTAACCGCCCGGGCGAAAAGCTCCTACCCCGGGACATGGGAGAGCTATCTCTCCCGGACGAAGAAGTGGATCGGGCGCGTGGTGCAGGACTGCAACGCAGTCGCCGAGGCGTTCTACAAGCGGAAAACCGGCAGCAGCATCGACACCAAGGCCCGCAGCAACTACGCGAGCTGGTGCAGCCGCAAGTCACCGGCGGCGCCGGACACCAAGCTCACCGGCCTGCCGCAGCTCCCCGGCGTCGCAGTGTTCTCAGGGCCGTCCGCGGCCGGGATCACTCACGTCGGTTTTTTATTCTACAAGTTCGGCACCGGGCCGCTCGACTGGTACGTCCTCGAGTCCCGCGGCGCTGACTATGGCCTCGTCGTCACCAAGCTGGCGGGCCGTGGCTGGCTCTGGTGGGGCGTCATGGACAAATACTTCGACTACGACCTCGGCGCGAGCTATAAACCCGGAGAGGCTGCGGGGCAAGCAACGGAGGCGGCCCCCTTCTTTGCGACCTGCGGCGGCAACCTCGTGAACATCCGAAAGGGACGCGGCACCACATACGCCAGCATCGGCAAGGCCCTGAAGGGCGCCGAGCTCTACGCCCTGCCAGCGGTCGCCGGATGGTGCGAGATCGCCGCGGTCGTGGACGGCAAGATCGTCACCGGCTTCATGGCCTCCGAGTACGTCAAGGAGGTGCAGTAATGAAAAATAAGACAGAAAGGGGGCGGCCAGATGACGCCTGAAGTGAGCGCGATCATTACGATCGGCGCTTTTCTTTTATCCGTGGCGACGTTCTTCATCGGCCGCCAATCTGCCAGCAAGGCAGAGGGCAAGGAGGCCGGCAGCCTCGCCAAAGACATCGAGTACATCAAGGACAGCGTGGAGAGGATCGAGACCCGCCTGAATGACGACGTCAAGCGTCTCGAGGGCCGGATCGACGAGGTCAGCAAGCAGGTCAACGAGGCCACCGGCACGGCGGCCCGGGCGCACGAGTCTGGAAAGAGCGCCCACAAGAGGATCGACGAACACCTCGAGCGCGACCATGACCAGATCCTCGTCAAGCACAAGGGAGGGAACCGCGATGAATAAGCTCAAGCGCCGCCGCCGGCCGGCGAAGCCGAAACGCGAGTTCACCAAGCAGATCGTCGCCGCTGTGCTCCTGACCTATTTCCTCGGCGTCGCCATCGGCGCCGTCGTGGTGCTTAGAACAGCACCCGATCAGCTCTATGCGTATCTGACCTTCATCGGAGCGCCCACGGCCACGACCGTCGGCTTCTACTGCTGGAAGGCCAAGAACGAGAACATGAACAAACACCCGAGCGCCATCACGCAGCCGCCTGAGACGCCGGCAGAAAACGACGAGGAGGTATAACCATGATCGACCTGACCCCCATCTTCAACGCCGCCATCGCAGTGATCGCGGCCGTCGCCACGGCCTTCCTGATCCCGTGGATCCGCAGCAAAACGACCGAAGGCCAGCGCAAAGAGCTCGCCGCATGGATCAAGATCGGCGTCGCCGCAGCGGAGCAGATCTACAACGGCCAAGGCCGAGGCGAGGAAAAAAAGGCGTATGTGCTGAAGTTCCTCGAGGAGAACGGCTACACCGTCGACCTCGAGGCGATCAACGCCATGATCGAGGCCGCCGTGCGGCAACTCAACAGCAGCGCCGGCCTGACAATCGACTAATTGCAACCAGAGGGCCGTCGTGGCGGCCCCCTTTTTCATTTTTGGAGGTGCGAAAAATGAACCTGAAAACGCTATTTCTCACAAAAAACGACTGCTACAAGTCCGGCAAGAAGCACACCGTCAAGGGGATCATGCCGCACAGCACCGGCGCCAACAACCCGAACCTGCGCCGGTATGTGGGCCCGGATGATGGCCTGCTGGGCGCAAACCCCAATAACAACCACTGGAACACCGCCAAGCCGGGCGGTATTCAGGTATGCGTCCACGCCTTCATCGGCAAGCTGAAGGACGGGAGCATCGCCACCTACCAGACCCTACCGTGGGACATGGTCGGATGGCACAGCGGCAGCGGCAGCCTCGGCAGCGCGAAAAACGCGAACAACAACGGCTATATCGGTTTTGAGATCTGCGAGGACGACACCAACGACCCCGTATATCTCGACAAGGTCTACAAGGAGGCGGTCGAGCTCTGCGCCTACCTCTGCAAGCAGTACAACCTCAACCCGCTGGCCGACGGCGTCCTGATCTGCCACAGCGAAGGCCACAAGCGCGGCATCGCCAGCAACCACGCCGACGTCATGCACTGGTGGCCGAAGCACGGCAAGAGCATGGACGGCTTCAGGGCCGACGTGGCGGCTGCCATAAGAACGAGCCCCGGAGGATCTGCGCCAAGCACGCCGGCAGCGCCCGAGAACAACACCGGCACCCTGTACCGCGTCCAGTGCGGCGCCTTCGGCGTGAAAGGCAACGCCGACGCGCTGGCTGCCAAACTGAAGGCCGCCGGCTATGCGACCTACATGGTCAAGGCCGGCACCCTCTACAAGGTGCAGGTGGGCGCCTTCGGCGTCAAGGCCAACGCCACCAAGCTCGCCGCCGAGCTGAAGGCCAAGGGCTTCGACACATTCATCACGACCGAAGCCGGCACGCCAGTGTAATGCAGGACGCGCCCGCTCATATTTCACAAAACGCCGGAGCTGCGGCTCCGATCGGCGCCATGAGCGCCATCATTCTGCAAGCTGCTCCGACATAAATGCAAAAACCCGCTCCCGGTTATCCCGGGGGCGGGCTTTTTTGTTTTCTTGCCTATTCCTCGTCGCTGCCGGCGCTTGCCTCCAGCTCTGCCTCGGTCGGCCCGAAGCGCAGCACATAGCCGTTTTTGTCATAGAAGCCGCCGCCGAGGATGGTGAAGATGTCAACGATCCAACCGATCCCACACACCCCGGCCGTGAACGTCCAGATCACGCCCGTGCCGATCTTACCAACATAATACCGATGGAGTCCGAAAACCCCGAGAAAAATGCACAGTGCAAGCGCGATCCCCTTGCTTTTCGGGGAGGTCGGTCTCTCGCTGGATGGGATATTCATGGCCCTGCCTCCCGAGCTCGTTGTGTGCGAGAGCCCACTGCCGGGGATCCCGACCGTCGTGTGGCTCTTTCCTGTGGTGCTGACCGTGTGCTTCAGACCCTTCGGGCCGAAGCTCAAGCTCGCGCTGCCTTTATTGACATTCAAACGCACCCCGGGCACGATTTGCTTGCTTCGCCGGAACCTTGTGCTCATATTACGCCTCCTCTCACGGCCCTAAAGGCTCGCCTATTTTCGCCTTTAGTAACCTTTGGGATAATATTAACATGGCTTTCGTGCTACTGTCAATATGACTTACCCATCTTTGGGATAAAAGGAGGCGATGCTGTGAAAATATTTCGACCAGACGGCAGGTGCAACACCTCCGGCGAGCGCGTGAGGGAAACGCGGGAGCGGGCCGGCTTATCTCAAGAGCAGCTCGCTGCGCGGATCCAGCTCGCCGGCCTGAATATCTCGCAGAAGTCCATCAGCAGGATCGAAACGGGCGTCAGGATCGTGGCAGACTATGAGCTCGCATATCTGGCCGACGCGCTGGACGTGACCATATACTACCTACTGGGGATTGAATGA